TCACCTTCCCACGCAAAGGAATTCGTCGAGCTTCGATCGATCGTCTTTCATCCCACTAATCTTTTTGGTAAATATATTCTCGCAGACTTCTTTCTTTAATGAATCGAACTGTATATAGAGAGATTCATTCGCAACTGATACTCTTGCGTAACGTAGTTGCATTTGTTTCGCTTCCTTTCCGAATTACTTGATAAAGTATTCGTATTTAAAACGGTATAATTTATCAATAAGGAAACTATGATATAGAAACGAGAAAGGAAACGGTAGGTAACGGAGGAAACCGCTCATGTAGAGGGAAGAGGACGGGGGAGGGGACGCTTTTCGACCGTACTCGTGTTCGCTAATATAACCTCTATCATTTATTACTGCGTTTTTATAACGAGAACTGGAGGTTAATTTTATATGGCCCGTATTTATAAAATATATAAAAATGATAAAAGCAAAAAAGAATTATAAAGCAAATTTGTATAGATGATTCCAAAGAAAGTCTAAAAAAGTACTTATTAAGCTTAATCATTCCGGATGTGATAATAATTTTAAAAAAACGTCCTTCCTTTTTATGTTTTTCTTACTTTTCTTGTTGTATCGTGTACGCTTTTTCATCGTATAGCTTGTCTTCACTATTTATCTAAACAACTTTTGGATTGAAAATAAAATACGAAAGTCTAAAGGATGAGGTAAATAGTCACGTAACTCAAAGGAATTAATGATAAATAATAGAAAAAAATACCAATTTAGTATATAGTTAGTCTATAAAAAAGAGGGGGGAAGCTGTATGTCTAAATTAGTTAGCTGTAAAGCGTGTGAGCAAGAAATTGCAAAGGGTGTAAAGAAATGCCCTAATTGTGGCAAGGATCAAAGAAATTTTTTTATGAGACATAAAATTACGTCATTTTTTGGGGTATTATTTGTGATTGGAATTATGGGGATTGCATCTGGGGGTGGGGAGGAAGTATCAGTATCAACGGAGTCCACAGATGCTGAAGAGGTAGGAGCTGAGGAAAGTGAACCGGAAGAAGTAACATATAGTTTAGACGATGCCATTAATTTAGGTGATACAGAAGTGACTGTAATAAATTTTGAAGAGCGAGATGAGGTGGGGGATGAATTTTTTAATAATACTGCCTCAGAGGGAGGGACTTTAGTTGCTATTCAGTATACTATCAAAAATATTTCTGATGAACCGATTGGTTCTTTTTCAACTCCGACAGCTAAGTTAGTTGATGAAAATGGAACCGAATATAGTTATGATATAGATTCTACAGGCAATTATTCTGTTGAGACCGGTGATAATGATTCTAAAGTGCTTAGCGATTTAAATCCTGGTATTTCCGTGACTGACGTTAAAGTATTTGAGGTTTCAAAAGAGAAGTTTAGTGAGGGCGATTGGTTTATTGAGATTGGGGGCGAAAGAGTAGCACTTAAATAAACTTTCCTAAATACGCCCATTGTGGGCGTATTTTTATTTGAGCCAAATAACTGATCCGGCTATTTACGCAAGCTTCTTCAACGTCTTTTTAACTGTAACCTCCTTTACGGAATGAAGCGACCCTTCTTACTTTTCGTTTTATCTGCTTCAAACACAAGGACGGAGCTAGAAATTTTTATATTTGTTGCCTTTAACGATAAGGTATCAAAAATTCTAGTCATTCTGTCTAAAAGGACGTTCATTAAGACATAAAGCTTTTTAATCTTTTCCATCGGATGACGTAACATTATTCTTTTCCGTTAAGTATTTGAAAAACGCCCGCAAGGTTTTTAAAAGGGTATTAATTGTAGATCGTTTTAAACATACCGTTTCAACAACTTCTGACTTATATTTATATCCGTCGAATACACGCGTTCTTCTTTCATATAGCGAATATAATGACTAATAAGCGAAATATCTATCGCATCTATACTTTCTTTTTGTATGTACCTTCGATCCGTTAAAATACTTAATATTTGATGGGTATTGATTTAAGATACTATTCGATCGTCCTCTGCAACCTTAGCTTCGTAAAATTCCTTGATCAGTTCGCTACGTTTCGCTTCCTTTCCTCCACACCTGCTCTGTAAGTCTTAATTTGTTTACCTTCAAGTATAAAAATAACGTCCCTTCTCGTAGTCTACAAAGGAACGTTTGACATCCGTTTGCAGGGTAGCGCTGTCCGCCACCCTGCGGCTACTATTGCGACTAAGTCACCGGATAACTGGATCCCTTGCAAAAAGAGTGGCAGGCAGGAAAGCTAAGAGTCTATTAACACCTAAGTTTTTTAAGCTATAAAAAAAGCCGTCCCCTTCGGAAACGACTTACCCTACTGCTATTATAACACGTCCGAGGGAGATACTTATATGGGGAACAGACTAGAAAGATTAGAAATAGATTCAGCTACAGGAAAGCTAGAAATTGATATAATGGAAAAAAACACCTCTTTTGCCATTGTGGTATGTAATAGACAAGCTAAATTAACTTCTCTACCTGACCACGGAGAGACCAAGATCATTACGCACCAGGGAAAGGTGAAACGGGTGAAATACGACGAGGGGGAGGAGTTTTGAGAGAGATAACTCAAGAGGAACTTGAAAGGTTTCAAAATTTAGAGAATGAGTTTTTAAGTTATAAAACTAAGATAGAATCAATAATGAAAAAGGTCCAAGAGCAAGGAGCGGAACAGTATGATGAAAAAATTTATTTTTTGAAATCCTTTCAATTACTGCTAAGTTTCATAGCTGAAAAAGGAGTTATTGATCATGAACATGAAGAAGTAAAAAATATTTTTACTAAGGTGTACCATGATTTGGGCGGTATAATTTCTTGTTTAGAACAAGGATATCAAGTAGCAGCAATTCCTTTAATTAGGGTGTTATTTGAGACTACTGTAAATGTAAAGTTTATTTATCAAGATTTTGATAAAAGAATAAAAATTTATGAAGAAGCAAAGTTTATTGAACAATACAAAAGAATGGACAAACATGACCTTCCAGAAGAACAGAAAGTGTATATCAGGAAAAATTACAAACGAGTAAAAAACAACTATGATGAGTATAAAAGTTGGTACTCTAAGTATTTTAAACAGAACTTCCTTAAAGGCACCAAGAAAAGTGCAAATCTAAGGCAATTAGCAAAACATGTGGGCATGGATATGGAGTATGAAGAATTATATGGGAGTTTCTCTTTAGTCTCACATGATCATCAGCAATAACACCCATTTTTAAAAAAGGTAACAACCCCCAAATAACACCAACATATGACTCATCAATAATTAATTTGCTATATATGGCTTTTCATTTTTCATATCAAATTGTACAGACAATATTAAGACCATATGAAGAGTTTTCTCTTTTACTTGGGACCATGAAACGTAGTTTTGAAGTTATTTTTACAGAATAAAACAAGTTCTACCAGCCATCTGGAGGACGCTAGCTTTAGAGTATTTCTGATTAAATTCAGAGTAGCTCTAGAGTTGGTGTCCTTTTTTTAAAAAAGAGAGGGTGATACCAGTGAAGTGTGTCTTTAATGAAAAGCTCATGTGGGATGAAGGAACAAGTATGGAGAGGCAGTATGAAGATTTAATCCTTTTCCATACTGGAATGAACATAGAGGCGATTAAGGAAGCTGGAAGCAAATTGTTGAAACGATGTCTGGTTTTATTGAAGAAATGACGCGCATTATAAGAGACAACTTCGATAGCTGCAAGCAAAATGTTCACTATCAAGAAAACAAACAATACTACTCCATGCCTCTGAAGATAGGTAAACCTAACCAGGTCATGAATCGCAAACCAATGATACGCGGATCCTCAGTCAAATATAGAAACGGGGTTGTGGGGATGAAACCGACATTGCAAGAACAGTTAACTGCAGCTGCAAAACAGTTAAACATAGAGCCACCAAAAAAAGCGAAGAAGAAAAAGTCTAAAAGGAAAAAGAGCAAGAAAGAAATCTTATCTAGCCATGACATAAAGAGTCTGATGGGAATGAACAGAGAGACTTACTCGAGAGGCAGAGGCGGGGCTATTAGACAAAAATAAAAGGGGTGCTGACAATGAACATGGATAACCTCAGAGAAGAAATAGATGAGGTAATTAAAGATTATCAGTGGATGGTCCATGAGATTGAGAGGTTGCAAAAGATGCTATATAGTTCTAAGTCAGCCCCCTCTAGTCTTGTCAGTCAGTATGGATTAGAGGTTGCTATGCCTAAAGCTCAAGGAACGAATTATCATGCAGAAGAGTACCAAGAAATGATGGATGCCAGGCGAATGAAACGACTGGAACGAATGAAGGGGAAAGTGGAAGCCATTGATAAAGACGCCTCTTCTCTTCCCACTGAAAAGCAACAGGCTGTCTTAGATCTCCTCATGATTGGCTTTACTTATAGAGGAATTGGAAAAGTATTAGGCATGACCATTTCTACAGTCAGTCGTATAAAAGACGAAATTCTGGAACATTTGGTACAAATGAGTCATATAAAAGATTTTTTGCGGAAATAATTTTTTTGTGTGTACACTGGGAGGGAGGTCGGCGCGGCAGAGTTTTACAGTATATAAACCTAATTCCATTTTGTAGTAGAATGAGCTACAAGGGGTGAGCATAATGGATAAAAAATCTAAGTTTAATTTTGATCCTGAGAGGTTAGTAAGAAAATCTAAACAAGATCTGGTAAGTCTAGAAATTGATCATAGAAGCAGTTTGCAAGCCTTTGAACAATTTTGGGAAGAGCAGGCCAAACAAGAAGAGTATGAAAAACAAAAGAAAGAAAGGTATCAACTAGATGTATTAAATACCCTAAAAAATATTGAAGCTAATACAGCCTACTTGCAAGAGATGAGAGACTTATTAGTTGAAAACCGAGAATTCCAACAAGAGATTTTAGAAATTCATACAGGGATACTAGAATTAGCAGCATCACCTAATGAGGAAACAGCCAAAACGAAATATAGGCAGTTACTAGATAAAGCAAGAAACTTTACTGGAGATGTAGAAACAATGGGGAAATTAATGAAATATGTTACCGACACTTACCAAATGTTTTCGTGAGCGCCCTGAGCGCCCTACGGGGTGCTTTTTTTATTCTCCAAAACAAACGAACCGAATGGTGGGGGTGGGTGAGAGTAGTGGCCGACAATCATAAGAAAGCTGAATGAGCAGGATTATCTTGCTGGCATGAAATATAAAGAGATAGCTGGGAAGTATGGCGTTTCGATTAACACCGTAAGTTCTGGAAGAGACGTTATGAATGGACAAGAGAAAAGGGTGCACCCAAAGTGTGCACACAAAAAAGAAGGATGGACAGCCTGGCAACATCAATGCTAAAGGTCACGGCGCTCCACCAAAAAACACCAACGCTGTAAAGCATGGATTATTCTCTAAGTTTCTTCCAGACGAAACATTAGGATAGTAAATCAGATGGGTGAGGTCTCACCTGCTGATATTCTTTGGATGAATATAGAATTACAGTTTGCTTCTATCATGAGAACTCAACAGATCATGTTTGTTGAGTCAAAAGATGAAATGATTAAGGAAATTAAGAAAGAAAAAGAAAGCTGGAGAGATACTTCAAGCAGTTTTGAAACCGAATGGGAATTCGATCGTCAACCCACCTTTTTGAACTCTCAAAGAAGGGAGATGGGAGAGCTTAGAGGGATGCTCAAGCAGTTTAATAAAATGGTTCATGAGGGGGATGAAAGAATGTTGCAGGCTGAAAGAATGAAAGCGACTCTTGATAAGACTAAGTAAGAGACTGAGTTTATTGAAGAGCGACCTAAGCTTATTAAAGGCACTAAGAAAGATACCAGTCTTCTTGAAGCACTTATTCAAGCTAGGAAGGGTGAGGAATAATGTCTATCACCTTTTCGCCTAAGCAGCTGCAGATTATTCAAGCTCCTTATGATCATACTCTGGAAGTAAATGAGGGCACGCCCCGGTCATCTAAAACGACTGCGGGTGTTTTTCGTTATGCTGACTATTTAGCTACTTCCCGGGATCCAGAACCATTTAGTAGTAGTTTATAACCAAGACAAGCTTTCAGGCTCTTCTCGTAGAGTTAGTTTGATTCACATAACTTTAAATACTTTGAACAGATCAAGGACGATGAGCGCGGAAAAAAATAATTCTAATACCATATGGAGAAGGAGTCATTATAGCTAGGCAAGAAATTAATTAAGACAAAAAGAAAACCCCATGGAATCCAAGGGGTTGAGTAGTTTATGTATGGTGTCCCGTACTGGTCTCGAACCAGTGACCTCCACCCTGTCAATCTAATTTGCGGTATTTCAGCCCAATGTACCTGTGAACTAATGCTCTCAGGGTGCTATAAATCAACATTTCATATTTACTCATAATGCACCTTGTGAACTTAAAGAATAAAGTGCGTGGTCATTTATGTGGTCAAACGTGGTTAGAATGTGGTCAGAATGTGGTCAAATTTCTTTGCGGGTTCTGGACTCTAACATAGATTTTTCAAAAGCATCTGCTGTCCTTTTTTGCATGTCTGGAATGACGTGGCTATAAACATCCAGTGTGACACTCACCTTACTATGCCCTAATCGTTCTGAAACAATTTTAGGGTGCTCACCCATCTGAAGGAGGAGGGTAGCATGCGTGTGTCTTAAATCATGGAAACGAATCCTCGGCACATCTGCCAACTCAATTAATCTTAGAAAATGCCTCCTTAGATTATCTGGACGAATTGGTTTGCCGTCAGCTGTAGAAATCACCAAGCCATGATCTTGATAAGCAGAGCCAAACTTTAGTTTCGCTTGTTTTTGAAGGGAACGGTGCTTACTTAACATTTCAACTGCAAAAGAAGGAATGGAAATCCTGCGCCGGGCATTTTTTCGTTTTTGGTTCTTGAAAAACTGGTTGTGTATTAACTTTAATCAATGTTTGCCTTACACTTAGTGAAGCTTCCTCAAGGTCAACATCCTTCCAGCGTAGGCCTAAAATCTCACCGCGTCTCATTCCTGTATAGATAGCTAGTACATAAATAATGTAGTAAAAAGGATTATCCTCCTTAGCTACATCCAGAAAAGCATTGGCTTCTTCACGAGTCCATGTCTCTATTTCTTTTGTCTCCAGTCGGGGTGGATCCACTAGCTCAATAATGTTCCTTTCAAGGATTTGCCACTTTACTGCTGTGTTAAATGACTTTCTTAATATGGAGTGAGCGTAACGAATATAATCAGAAGAAAGGTTATGGGACTTCATCAGAGCATACAAATTATTCACATGATGTGGTTTTAAATCTTTTAGTTTATGCCGGCCTAAATCAGGAATAATCCATTTGTTTGTAACTACTTTCGTGTTCTCGATCACTGAAGGGCGTAACCTGTTTTTAGCATCCTCTAACCATTCCTCTATAAATTCTGTTACCGTTGTAGACTTAGGTTCTAAGTAAGTACCCCTTTCAATTTTGTTGATGAGTTCTGCAGCTGCGGCTTGTGCTTCTTTTTTTGTTTTGAAGCCAGTCATGGTTTTTTGTTTTCTCTTCCCTTGATGATCTTTGCCCGCGTCTATTGTAAAAGACCATTTACTGCCTCTTTTTCTAAAGTATCCTTTCATGGTTCCATCCTCCTTTTGATCTGAAATAAACGAGTGACAGTGAAATTGATAGGAAGGCAAAACTCCGAGGATATCTTGTTGACAATTTTTCTATCATTAAGGTTATAGTGTTTTAGAATATGCCAGGGAAGAGCAGCAACATAAGCAAATCTTTGAGCGTCCCACTCTAAATATCTCGTATAGTCCTCATATAAATATTCTGTGTGTCCTTCATGTCTGAGTAGGTGACCCAATTCATGAAAAAAATCTGCATTTATTTCCTCTGGATTTTGATTAATATTTAAAAAGATAATTCTTTCTCCATATGAGTTACGGCAAACAGAAACCTCTTCATTTGGTATGACCTCAACATTAAACACATTAGCTAAGTTTTCTACTGAGAGTTCTTTTGCTGTATATATCTGATTTTTAATATATAAATCACTGACCCAATCTTCTAAATGAGAGTAGAAGTAACGTTGCATGAATAATCACCCTTTAAAGAGAACATATGTTTGCTTTTATGGTTGAAAGAAAAGCCCAAGTAAGCTTATTGGTCTGATTCATCAGAAATAAAAAACATAATTCCTAGCATTTCTGACATATCAATTGAGTATCTTAATCCATCTCTAGTAGTTTCACCGCTAAATTCAGAACTATCAGCTTCGGTAAAACCTATATCCTCTAAAATCTCTCCCCGGTCATTCTCATTTAAATCAGTTGGTTGCCATTATCATTAATCCCATGTTAAAGAGGATGTCATAGGCAGCATCTTCACTACCATCACTTTGAGCAATCATGGTAACTTCTCTCAAAGAATCATCTGCTTTATTTACAGTTCCATTTATTATCACGTTAGGAGTAATTTGATGTTGGAATACATCTTGCACTTCTCCTTCAGTAACATTAATTTCATCGATAGTCCAACCTACTTGGAGTTCCTCAGAAGCTGCGTTATATCTAGAAGCAAATTCTTCTGCATCGTATCCTAGTGTCCCAGGGATTTCATGAACAACTTCCTCTTCAACTTCTTCATTTACTTCTTCTTCTATGGTCTCTTCGTTATCAACATCGTTGTCTTCTCCAGTAGTTGAATCATCTTCATTCTCTTCAATGGCTTCTTCCGATGCTGTTTCCTCTGCCTCCGCTTCTACTTCCTCTGTTGCAACTTCCTCATCATCGTTCATTGAGCTAACGACACCAGAGAAGGCAATGACAGCAATTACTATGAACCACCATCGTTTGTAAAAAGGTTTTTTCTCTTTCTCTTTCTTCATTTATAAGACCCCAAAATATATTAATAATCCTATAGTCTCTCACCATTTTAAGTTAATATAGGAATATTTACCCTACTATAGGTTAAAAGAAAAAAGGGGTTACTTTCCCCATTTCTTTTTTGACTGCCTATACAATCTTAGTTGTTCTTCTAAGTATTCTTTTTCATCATCTGTTAGAGGTTTGCCATGGCGAGCAAAAACGGTTGCATTAGGATCGTCAAAAGCCGTTTTATATGGTCCGTCATATTCTGTTCTTCCTAAAAGATAGTCGCTAGTTGTATCTAGTGAATCAGCAAATTTCTTAATTTCCTCGTCTGAAACAGCTCGTTTCCCAGCTTCTATTCTGTTCATTACGCTGTAATTTAAATTTACTTTGTCTGCTAAATGACGTTGGGACCATTCTCTTTTCTCTCTCAACTTCTTAATACGTTGCCCTATGTCCATATAAACACCCGTCTTTCTATTTTAGCAATTACATTTTAACACGTTTCCAATATAGAAAAAATAAAATTGCTAAATTGGAAATTTATTTATTGACATTGCTGAAATAGAAATGTAATATAATAATCAAAGGTTGCTAAAACAGCAATTCGGAGGTGAGACAGCATGGAAAAACTAAACCACAAATTTATTAAAGAAAGAAGAAATGAATTAGGTATATCCTTACAAGAAATGGCCTATGAATTAGGGTTTAAGAATGCTTCAACTTATATGAAATATGAAAATGGAACCTATGCTTTTAAAGCAAACCATGTTCCTGTTATTGCAAAGAAATTAAAGTGTCGAATAAATGACATTTATTTTTTTAGTAACAATGTTGCTAAAACAGCAAGGTAGTGAATTCGAATAGGAGGTGAATTAAATGAGCAAAACAAAATCGATTGATGACTACCCTTTAGTTTTGAGAGCTGAAGACGTGGCAGAAATCACAAGAGTTTCTAAGCGTCATGCTTATGAAATTATGACTCATTCTGGGTTGTTAATTCCAATGGATAGTAAATCTAAAAGAGTCCCTAGAGACGCATTCTTTCAATGGTTACAACAGGGAGCCAATCAAGTTATCTAAGATCATTGTACTTTGAAAACTAAATAAACAGGAGCGAACATAATGCCAAACAAAACGAGAGGGGCTCAATTGTACAAGCCCTCAGCGATACCACTCATCTTAAAAATTGCTAGGGAGCGAGCGTGTCAATCCGAACGACGTAGCAAGAAGTGGTTATCTGAACATTTAGGGATTACCCAGAAACGACTAACCAACATCGAAGACGGGACGGCACAAGCTCCTTTGGATCTCTGTCTTGAATGGTGTGATGCAGTGGAAGATGAAGTCGCTAAAGAACAAATTCAACATATTTACGGTTTGGGCTTGCCTCCTACGGATCCGCGCTTACTGGAAAGCGTTCCTGCTGAACTAGCAAACTTTGAAAAGGAATTGGATGAAGCGAAAAAAGCAGCTGATGAGATTAAGGGAATGAGTCAACGTTTCCGTTCGTGGGCCGGTCTTCCTCAGAGGGACGCTGAACAACTTCAAAATGATATAGCCCGGCAAATTCTAGACATCCAACATGCAGCTAAGTGTTTACTACATGCCATGAAAAATGAGTGGAATCTCAATCAAACTTATGTAGAAACGGACTGGATCAACCGGGCTATACACAATGGAGTCATTGTTCACAGGGTCAGTGATTATGAGGAGCTTATGAGAGAGCGTACAGATCAGGAACGATTAAAACAATTGGGGGTTATGAAATGAAATTTGAATTGAATTTAAACCAAGCAGAGAAGGCTGCAGTTGTATCAGCATGAAGGAAACTAAAGAAGTGATAGAAGTATCTCCCTCTTTAACAACGATTGCTCTTAGCAAAGCAGCTGCTGGTAAATCAATAGACAGCATGGAAGCTATCATCATTGTGATTTCACTTAGGAAGAAAGCTCAGACATTCAACCATTCCAGGCAATTAACTCAGTTAGCAGACCGCATTGAAGAAAAGAAGATCTCCCATCAAATGAAGTACCATCCACTTCATGCAAAAGCTATATAAGGAGGTGAGAGTGTTGGAAGACTTGAAAAATCGGTTGGATACAGTGATTAGGGAACTTCAAAAAATGGAGTACAAAACAACAGACCTCTTAATTGAAGCTAGAGCCATTAAAGAAGAAATGGAAAAACAGGAGGTGCAGTAAGAGTTGGAAAAAGAGGAGCTTGAATTTTATATTATCAATCACATTGACGTTTTATCTATTCGTATTGGTTATGACAACGGTATAAACCGTGTAGCCTACAGGTTATGCTTCAGTCCACAAACAGTCAAAAGAATATATGTAGAAATAAAAAAAGCCAATCAGATTGCCGTCTGATCGACTTTACTGGGGGTGAATTCCTAAACGAGTTACTCACATTGTAATTGACCCCCTCAAAAAAATCAAATGGAGGGACAAACATGAAAGAAATGTTAATTCAAAAGCTTGCGTTACGAAACTTTAAAGGAATTAAAGAATTTATCCTACAAGCCGATGGGGAAAGCTTAAAAGTATTTGGGGACAATGCTACAGGAAAGACCACACTCTTTGATGGGTTTAACTGGCTACTGTTTGATAAAGACAGCCATAACAAGAAAGACTTCCAGCTTAAAACGGTAACGGTAGCAGGGGAAGAGATTCACGGCCAGGAGCATGAAGTAGAAGGAACTTTCCTAGTAGACGGTAAGGAAACAACACTTCGTAAAGTTTTCTCTGAAAAGTGGACAAAGAAAAGAGGGAGTGCTGAACGCACCTTCTCAGGCCATACCACGGATTACTATGTGAACAGCGTGCCGGTTAAGAAGAAAGAGTACACGGACAAAGTAGCACAAATCATTGATGAAGATGTCTTTAAACTATTAACCTCCCCAAGTTTTTTCAATGAACAGCTGCATTGGCAAAAAAGACGGGATATTCTTCTTGAAGTCTGCGGAGATATTACAGATGAAGAAGTCATTCAGAGTGACAGAAAGCTGATAGAGTTACCAGGCATTTTATCTGGAAGAAGCATAGAAGACCATAGAAAAGTCATTGCTTCCAAACGAGCAGAGATTAATAAAGAACTTGACCGGATCCCGGTAAGAATTGATGAGGTTCAACGCTCCATTCCTGAAGTTGAAGGATTAGATGAAGAAAGCATTCATGATGATCTCACCTATGTAAAGAAGGCGATTGAAGATAAGGAAGAAGAATTGAATCGCATTCGCTCGGGTGGAGAGGTTTCAGAAAAACAAAAACAACTGAGGGAAGTTGAGGGTGATATTCTTCAGATCAAGAACGAGCACCAGGCATCTAATCATGACAAGGTGAACGCCATGCGAAAAGAATTGTATCAAGTGAAAGGCCAGGTTGATTCCGTTAAATATGAAATTGATCGAAAGAAGAATCAGCGTCAGAGAAACAGTGAATTGATTGCCGATTATGAGAAACGGGCCGATCAATTACGCAGTGAGTGGCACAAGGTGAACGAGAAGGAATTTGAAGACTCTCATGAAAAAGACTGCCTACATGCGGTCAATCCCTTCCAGAAGAACAATTAAAAGAAGCCCATGAGAAAGCCAAGGCAAACTTTAATCTTCAAAAAGCAGAAGCATTAGAGGGGATTGTTGCCCAGGGCAAAAGCTTGAAAGCTAAGAGTGAAACGCTAGTTGCTGAAAATGACAAACTGCAAGATGAAGCTCTTCAAAAAGAGAAAAAACTTTCCGAGTTACAAGAGCAGATCACTGCATTGGATAGTGAAATCAAAGCACTGGAAGAAAAGACAAGTGATATTACGGAGAATTCAGGCTACCGGACAAAAGTTGAACAAGCAAAAAACATTGAAAAGTCTATCGAGGCGTTACGTAGTTCTGTAGATGAGTCAGCTTCTAAAGTGAAAGATCAAATCACGAACCTCAAAGCAGAAAAGGACAAGCTTGAACTTGATTTATCAAAATTCAATCAGGAAAACCTTGCTCAGAAACGAATGCAAGAGCTAGCAGATCAGGAGAAAAAATTAGCTGCAGAATTTGAGCAACTGGAACAACAACTATACCTCACAGAAGAGTTTATCCGTACCAAGGTAAACCTTCTGGAAGAAAAGATTAATTCTAAATTCCAATACGCTCAGTTCAAGCTCTTTGATACTCAGATTAACGATGGACTAAAAGAAACATGCGAGACCCTTTATAAAGGCGTTCCTTACTCAGGCGGTCTTAATAACGCAGCTCGTATCAATGTAGGACTGGACATTATCAATACACTCTCTGAGCATTATGGATTCTCTGCTCCTATCTTTGTAGATAACTCTGAAGCCGTTACTAGATTAATTGATACAAAGGCCCAGGTTATTAGTTTGATAGTTTCCGAGGAGGACAAGGCACTGAGAGTTGAACAAGCAGAGAGAACAGCACAGGAGGCGATTTAATTGGCAGAACAAAGAAATGAATTAGCACTGATTAAGAAAGACACTGTAGATGTGGTGGCAGGGAAGGTGAAAGAGTTTCAGGAAAAGGGAGAGCTGCACTTCCCGGCTAACTACAGTCCAGAAAATGCCATGAAATCTGCTTGGCTTACTCTGCAAAGTACAGTTGACCGAAACAAAAAACCGGCTTTAGAAGTTTGTACCAAAGATAGTGTAGCGAACGCTCTCCTGGATATGGTTGTGCAAGGACTAACACCGGCTAAAAAACAAATTTACTTCATTGTTTATGGAAACCAGTTAGTTTGTCAGCGTTCCTACTTCGGCACCATGGCAGTTACTAAACAAGTGACTGGAGCAAAAAGCATTGATGCAGCTGTTATATATGACGGTGACGAAGTGGATTATGAAATGGAGAATGGCCGGATCGTCAACCTAAAGCATAAACAGAAATTCGGAAACATCGATAAAGAAAAAATCATCGGTGCTTACGCCACGATCGTCTTATCTGATGACAACGTTTATAACGAGTTGATGACGATTGAGGAACTAAGGAAGGCATGGTCCAAAGCTCAGTTTTGGGGCAAGGATCAGAAGGTTGAAAAAGCAGGAAGTACTCATGATGAATTTAAGCAGGAAATGGCTAAGAAAACAGTGATTAATCGGGCATGCAAGAAGTTCCTAAACTCCAGTGATGACAGCAGTTTAGTTATTAACCATTTCAATAGGCAGGATGAAGTAAGAGAGGAAGCTGCTTTAGAAGAAGAGTTAGAGCAAAACGCTAACAAAGAATATATCGATGTGGAATACCAGGAAGTAAACGCTGAGCCAAAAGAAGAGGAGAAAGATCCTGAGCCAGTCGCTCAAGGTGGTCCAGGATTTTGATTGAGGTACAAGCTCTTGCCTCAAGCAGTAAGGGGAACTGCTACCGGGTGACAGACGGTAGCACCTCAATCCTGCTGGAGTGTGGCATTAGTTACAGAGAAATTCAAAAAGGTCTTCATTTTAAGATGTCAGAGGTGGCCGCCTGTTTAGTCACTCATGAGCATAACGATCACTGCAAAGCCATTAAAGAAGTCATGAAAGCTGGCATTGATTGTTATATGTCCAAGGGCACAGCAGAAGCCATTGGAGTAAGCAGTCACAGAATAAAAAACGTCAAAGTGAAAGAGGCCTTCCAAGTAGGAACTTGGACTATCCTACCCTTTGACGTGGAGCATGATGTTTCAGAGCCATTAGGGTTTCTCCTTACAAATAAAGTCGGGGACAAGCTTTTATTTGCAACTGATACGTATTACGTAAAATACCGATTCAAGGGCTCACCCACATCCTTGTTGAAGCGAATTATTCCCTTGAAATTCTTAATGAAAACATTCTGAATGGTTCAGTTCCTCAAGTTATGAAAAAGCGTCTCCTGCGCTCTCACTTTAGCCTGGAGAACGTCAAAGAATTCCTACTAGCTAATGACTTATCAAAGGTACAAGAAATATGGCTACTGCACCTTTCAGACAGTAACAGTGATGAGGACCTTTTTAAGAAAGAGATCATGAAGCTAACTGGAAAGGCCGTTTATGTACCATGACGTATGCAGTGACTATCCCTTACTGCTATGTATGGCTTACCAAAGGATACGAAAACAGAGGTGTCCTGTTTAAACACTATGTTGAAAGTTATGTGAAAAGAACTTATCCGGAAATGGAACTGGTGAAGATCCAGGGGATGAAAGCCATTGTGAGAAGGAGAGAAGAATAATGAAACAAGGTAAAAAGCCAACAAGGAACCAAAAGAAAGCCTTAGTGTTTGCTGGGTTAAACCCCCGTAACTGGCTTGTCTGCAAGAATCGTGAGGGTCTTATACATCTTGAGCATAGAGAAACGGGAAGGAAGAGAGAAATCCCAAGCTAAAGGGAGGGGGCGGACATTGAGTGGGTACATCAAAGATTATCGTAAGGAATTAGACAGCGACATATGGATGATGCCGCCCCTTTACCATAGGGTCTGGCAGTATCTGAAATATAAAGTGAATCATAAAGAAAATCGCATTCCTCTGGATGACAGCTTTTTAACCATCAAGGCTGGGCAGCATCTAACTTCAGTTAGGAACATTGCAAAAGAAACTGGCTGGTATGAAAGAGCAAGTTGGAAAGAAGCAAATCCCAAGACCATTTCTAAGATCCTTGAGTGGTTAGAGAAACAAGAAATGATTTCCATTGATAGAGGTAAAGGTAACAGACAGTACACACTAATAACCTTGATAAATTGGGATTCTTACCAAGTGAAAGAGGGAGAAGGTAACACTCAGGGAACAGCAAGGGAACAGGACGTGGATATAAACAAGAATGAAAAAGAATGTATTAAGAATGATTTTACTACTACTGCTGCTACCACACACGTGAGCGAAAACAATTTGCCAGAAGAAAAAAGTGACGGGGTGCCATTAACCGACCTTAAAGGTGAGTCTGAGGACGTGCCGGCTGTCGCAGACGAAATATCACACATTTCTCAAGAGCAAATGATTTTAGATCACTTTGTAAAACTTCGTAACCGAGGCTTTATGGTTGCTGAGAAAGATAGGCAAGCAGCTAAAGACATTCTTTCGGCAAACATTCCACTCCAAGACGCCTTTCGCTGGATGGAAGAAAAGTTTAATAACTACCAACCGCGTCATAACCGCGACTATATCCAAAGCTTAGAATACTGTGTTGGCTACATTTTTTGATCAGTATCATGAGCAAAAAGAGAGAAAGGAGAGTACGCATGGCGGCACGGTTCACAAATATGGCAGAAGTCATGGCCGACCTAGAGGCCAAAGCGTTGAAGAGGCATTTAAACAACTCGAAGCAGACAGAGAAGCCTGGGGAGGTTAACTATAACTGCACTAAATGCAAAGATACTGGCTGGCTCCTTTACAACGACGAAAAAGGAAACAGCTTAGGCAAAGAGTGCCAGTGCAGGGAACAGCAAAAGCTGGAAAACCGGTTTAAGAGTGCCATGATTCCTTCTGAATTTAAGGACGCTAGGTTTAATAATTACAAGCAAGAAACTGAGCTTCAAAAACAGTTATATGAGTCCATCGGCAGCTATCTTCAAGGTTTTAAAAAGGCTTTCAGCAATGAAGAAAACACCTACACGGGGGAGCATCCAAACCTTGGTTTCATAGCTGAATTTGGAGAACAGCGCATTCGTCAACTTGAAAGCTCAGTTAGATCTCAGGTGAAAAAAGAGAAGAACAGCTTCGGGCTTGGGAAGACACATTTACAAATAGCAGCTGCAAAGTGGTTGCTAAACAATGGCTTTACTGCTGTGACGGTTTCAGATACTTCCTTCATGGACGAGCTTATGCAAGCCAGAATGCTGAGTGACGAAAGTGAAACCTTTAACCGGCTTCTCAATAAAGCCTTAACTGTCAATGTTCTGATCTGGACGATATCGGCAAATCAAAGCCGACAGAAGCCAAAGAAAGCATGTACTACAAAATTATAAATGAGCGCTATCGAGCAAACAGGCCTATCATTTTAGCAGCAATGAAGACAGGGGAACATTGGCAGAACGAATTGGTTATGCAGCTGCCAGCCGATTGATCGGGAACTGCTCAGACAACCATTTGATTGAATGTGTCGGCCAAGATTGGCGCTTGAGAAAGGGGTAGCCAAATGGTACCAAAATCAGCTGCATACATGCCTGCAAGGGAAACGACTCCAGCAGAGGTAGAGAACAGACGAAAGCAGATGATCAGGTTGCAAGAGCAGATCCAGGAAGAAATGAAGCGCCGTGGTCTTATCCAAGACAAAGCTATTGGATAATTAAGATTTCACTGATGGTTATGTACCTATTTTCAGAATTTCACTAAAAAACATTATGTCATCCTTAATTAACTCTTTTAACTGTGCATCGTTACATCTTTTATATTCATTTATCAATAAATAAATTTCTTTTATAAACAAAACCATTTCTTCAGCCGAAACCATATCTATCTCCTTATTTTTGGCCTATAACCTTAGTCGTTATTCGTAACTAACAGTATAAGGAGAACATCGTTACAAAGAAACAGTTTCGATATTATTCGTCCTAAATCGACATATCATAAAATTTTGTGGTTTCATCTTCATATTTTTTTACCCATTTTATTACCAAAATGTTCTTCTGTTGGATAAGGAAGGAGAGGAAGATGATTGAACTGGGGATGTACCTTACCAAACATGTCACGGCTCCTTTACTTGTAGCAGCGTCGTTGCTTTATCTGATAGCCATATTATTCGGGGAGAGGGTGAGGAAATGAGCGAAAAAATAGAAGCAATAAAAAAGGAATACAAGAATGGGACTGTTTGGTCACATTTTGTTCCTGTTCTTGTTAGAGAAGTAGAATGTCTAGAACAACGAGCCAGGCGAGCAGAGGATGAGCTGATCTATTGGAAAGATAAAGCTGAAAGGCTAGAACGAATAATTGGGTAAAAAAAGGACCAGGATTTTTACTCCTAGTCCGAGGTCTATTGGGGTTTCACACATTGGTTATATTCCTTTTTTAATAAACAATTAATCAACCAATTTATCTTTTGGGCTAGAAAAGTAAATAGGACCTATAGCACGAGAAGGAGGAATTTCATGGAACTAAGACGGCTGTGCTTAATTAATGAGCTGGAGAAACAAGGATTCTATGAATCTAGGGATGGAAAGTCCCTGAGAAAATTATCTCTACAGGAATTAGAATGTGAAGCCATTCGATTACCGGAACTAAAGGAGATTGCTAAATGATCATCAGATTATCAGAGCTATACGCAAAGCAAGCGATTTTAAACAAGCGTATTAAAAACGAACACAACCTTTTTGACGATGACTTATTTTTAGATCAAGTGCTGGCTCTCTTAGTGGAAATTGGAGAAGCAAGCAATTCCAGTAGGCATTTTAAATATTGGAGTACAAACCAAAAACCAAAAGAAGACTTGAGAGAAGAATTCGTAGATGTTCTGCACTTTGGATTATCTCTTGGTTTAGAAATTGGTTATCATCTTGGGTTGGTAAAGGCTCACATAGGCAGTGACCTAACAACCCATACCTTGCTCTTAGCAGAAAGAGTCATTCAGTTAGCTCAAGCCAGGGATCCTAAAATCCCAAAAAGCTTATTAATCGAAAGATATGAAAACATGATGCAGTATCTGCTGGGGCTTGGAATCATGTACGGATTCAGTGAAGAAGAGATCATTGAAGGCTACAAGGAGAAGTTTGCTGAGAACATGAGCCGGCAGGCTACTGGTTATTAGAGGGAAACTGCGAAGGAGGTTCTTTCATGGAGTGCGGAAGATGCGGCCGAGCATTAAAAGATAAAAAGAGTTTTGAACGTGGTTATGGACCTAAGTGCTGGAAGAAGGCTCAGGCTGACGAAAAGGAAACAGAACAGGAAGGGGAAACGCCTCAGCATGGAGAGAATGAAGGCGTCTGAATACCGTAAGAGCCTTAAAAAGAAAAAGAACAAATACAGGGCAAAGAGGACGGTTGTAGATGGACATACATTTGATAGCAAACTAGAAGCCAGGTATTATCAGCAGCTGCTTTGGTTAAAAGCTCATGGTGAGATTAAAGAATTTACCCTCCAACCTAGATACATACTTCAAGAAGCTTTTAAGAAAGACAGCACCACCTATCAAAAGATTGAATATGTAGCTGACTTTGAAGTGCTGCATGAGGATGGCAGCATTGAAACAGTTGATGTCAAAGGCGTGGAAACAACTGATTTTAGGATAAAGAAAAAACTCTTTCATAAGAGGTATACAAACAAGCTTTCTGTTATCACTTTCGATCAGCGTTTTGGTGGATGGATCGAACTGGACAAGCTCAAGAAATACAAACAGGAAAGCTCAAAAGGTGGATGAGGAGGGGGAAAGATGGAAGTCAAACTGAAGTTCCAGCCCGGGGACAGAGTTATTTCTAATCATCTTAACCAAAAAGGAACGGTTCTCATTGGCAAGGTTGAAGCGTACTACCGTTTTGGCAAACTAGTGATCACCCAATCTTATTTTGTGAAGTTTAGTGCTACTAATACGAAATGGTTCGATGAAGAAGCTTTACGCACTGGATTAGAACTAGATGACGAAGAGCTGATCCATGAGATTCTGCTGGATGCCCATCTTAAACACAGACAGTGGAAGGTTGTACAGGGCTTATTAAAAGAGAAGGGAGAAGATGACAATGAAATTCATGAAGTCAGTTGATGCAATGAGTCGAAAAATTGATAAAGCTACCCAAATGGCAGGGGACGTTCAAGCAGCAAAAGAAGGTACTGGTTCCATTGCAAAAAGAGTAGCAGGCAGGAAAGCTAAGAGTCTTTTAACACCTAAGGTTTTTAAGCTATAAAAAAGTCGTCCCCTTTGGAACGACTAACCCTATTGCTATTATAACACGTCCGAGGGGGATACTTATATGGGGAACAGACTAGAAAGATTAGAAATAGATCCGGCTACAGGCAAGCTAGAAATTGATATAATGGAAAAAAACACCTCTTTTGCCATTGTGGTATGTAATGGACAAGCTAAATTGACTCCTCTACCGGACCACGGAGAGACCAAGATCATTACGCACCAGGGAAAGGTGAAACGGGTGAAATACGATGAGGGAGAGGAGTTTTGAAATAGCTACTATTAGATTTTTGGGAGAATATACTTCATAATGACAATATGTGTATTCGTAATTATGAAGGAGGGTTGGTTATGTGGATTTTAGTTTTTATTGGTGCGATAGGGGCAATTGTTGGAACTTTTTTAAGGCTAGGTTTTAATTGGCCCGCAGTATTAATTACTTTACCGATTTTATATACAGCTCTCCACACGTTATACTTAAACGTACGAAAAGTGCGGATTCTAATGAGAAGAATGTTAAATTACTTGAGCCTTTCTACATTTGACATGAAATTTAATGCTGTATTTAATATCGAAGAATATACAAAAATAAAAAATATCAATAATGACTACCTAAAAGTACAAGAAGTGATTTATGAAGTATTACAAAATGAAGGGTTTAAAGGAAACAAGAACGATTTAATTGAGCTCTTTTGATAAGGTAAGCGGGGTGAAATTTTACATTCATCCTTATAAGATCTATATGGCAATAGATCAAGTTGATAACGCTGGAGAACGTATTCTTACTGTGTCAGCAGACGCGAGATTAAGATACAGAAATGGAGAAAAAATAATCAGTGATTTTTAATAAATCTTTATGAGGGGATCGAAGGTTTAGGACTAAAACAAAATAAATACACTCTAAAATTATCAAGAAATAGTAAAAGTAAAAATTTTATGACTAAACATTTTATAAAAGAACTGCAGCCTACTGAAGTTGCTACATTTAATATTAAGGTTAACTATTCAAACATAAATATAACAGCCAACCAAAATGAAGTAACTATAGTAACAAAACAAAAAGTCAATTTATTAAAAGGGATTAAATACTCGTTAGAGATAATAAACTAAGGGGGAGAGAAGATGCCGCAATCAATAATAATGCAGAAATTAGAGAGTTTTCCTCAAAACTTCCCAGCAAGGACAAATAGTATGGGTACTGGTACAACTACTTTACAATTCACCTCTGAAATTAGGGAGTTAGGACTAAGTGAGTACACAGAGGAAGAGATTAATAAATACCAAGTCCTTCACCCGATAGGAAATTCTTTTGAAGGTAAGGGAATTATAGAAGATGGAAGTGAACATGATCTAATTGCTGTCTCTCGTGATGAGACCTTTAATATATTTAGGACTCAAGACGACTTCTTACTGTTTAGTGACGCCAAAAAAGCAATCATAGAGCATGGAATCAAGCGATTAACCGAGGGTACTTATGACCATGGAGAGGGGAACGTGTTTAAGTCTGAAAAGATAACCATTGACTTAAGTTCTTTAAAAGAAGAAATTCAGGCCGGCGCCTTAGGTAGAATAAGAGGTGGTTGGTGGAGGGGTCTTCAAATAGCGGATGTAGAAGTAGCATATTAGGTGGAGGAAGTGTAACAGAAAGCCATTACTGGAATGTGTACGAAGAAAGTGAAGGAATTATTTCAGCGTTAAGACTAGATGTGCCCAATATAATGGATGATGATGAAGAGGTATTAAAGGTATTATTAACTAAAGAAGGGAACTTGGTAATATATAAAGATATTCCAACTGAAAGACATCTTTTAGAAGTAGCGACTACAATTTTTAATTTAGCTAAAAACACCTTGAATAATGTTCTACCAGCCATCTGGAGGACGCTAGCTTTAGAGTATTTCTGATTTAATTTCAGAGTAGCTCTAGAGTTGGTGTCCTCTTTTTTTATTTCAAAGAGAGGATGATACCAATGAAATGTGTCTTTAATGAAAAGCTCATGTGGATGAAGGAACAAGTATGGAGAGGCAGTATGAAGATTTAATCCTTTTCCATACTGGGATGAATGTAGAAGCGTATAAGGAAACGATAAAGGAAACCTGGAAGCAGATTGTTGAAACGATGTCTGGTTTTATTGAAGAAATGACGCGCATTATAAGAGACATCTTCGATAGCTGTAAGCAAAATGTTCACTATCAAGAAGACAAAAAATATTACTCTATGTCTTTGAAGATCGGAAAGCCTAGCCAGGTCATGAATCGCAAACCAATGATGACCCGGATCCGCAATCAAATATAGAAACGGGGTTATGGCTATGAAACCAACATTACAAGAACAGTTAACTGCAGTTGCCAAACAGTTAAACATAGAGCCACCAAAGAAAGCGAAGAAGAAAAAGTCTAAAAGGAAAAAGAGCAAGAAAGAAATCTTATCTAGCCATGACATAAAGAGTCTGATGGGAATGAACAGAGCGACTTACTCGAGAGGCAGAGGTGGAGCTATCAGACAAAAATAAATGGGTGATGACAATGAACATGGATAAGCTCAGAGAAGAAATAGATGAGGTAATTAAAGATTATCAGTGGATGATCCATGAGATTGAGAGGTTGCAAAAGATACTATATAGTTCTAAGTCAGCCCCCGCAAGTCTTGTCAGTCAGTATGGATTAGAAGCCTCTATGCCAAAAGCACAAGGGACTAATTATCATGCTGAAGAATATCAAGAAATGATAGACGCTAGACGAATGAAACGACTGGAACGCATGAAAGGGAAAGTGGAGGCTATAGATAAAGATGCCTCTGCTCTTCCTTCAGAAAAACAGCAGGCTGTAATGGACCTTCTAATGATCGGCTTTACTTACAGAGGAATTGGAAAAGCATTAGGCATGACCATTTCTACAGTCAGTCGTATAAAAGAGGAAATTCTGGAACATTTGGTACAAATGAGTCATATAAAAGATTTTTTGCGGAAATAATTTTTTTGTGTGTACACTGGGAGGGAGGTCGGCGCGGCAGTGTTTATAAGACATAATAAAATTACGTAAGAGAAGGCCCTTTTGGGTCTTTACTTATTGCAGGAAAGTATCTCCTTTTGTCGAATGTGTTAAAAAAGGTGGTGCTAAAAAGTGGAAAATTTTAAGCAGTTTTATAAAAATCACATAGAAATGTTGCAAAGGAGGTTAAATGATATATATACCATTCCCTTCCAGAAGGTACAAAGAGGACAGTAACCAATCCGAAATAAACGTCAAAGAAGAACTAAATTTATTAAACGAATTTGAGTCAGTCTATTCTGTAATTGAATATCAAGGAGAACCTTCAGGGCAAGTATATGAGAAGTATAAAGGGTATTTAGATAATACAAGAAAAAGGATAGAAATTTTATCAGAGGAGAAGAAAGTAATAGAGGAAAAAAATGCAGAGGACATTAAAACATAAGGGCATTATTAGAAGAGTTTATAACTCGGCAACAAAATACTAATTAAATGCATCCTCCGGGGTGCTTTTTTATTGCTCCAAAACAAACGAACCACACAGTGGGGTGGGTGAGATGTAGTGGTCGACAATCATAAGAAAGCTGAGCAGGATTATCTTGCTGGCATGAAATATAAAGAGATAGCTGAGAAGTATAGTGTCTCAATTAACACCGTTAAGTCCTGGAAGAGGCGTTATGAATGGACAAGAGAAAAGGTGCATCCAAACAAAAAAGTGTGCACACAAAAAAGAAGGGTGGTCAGCCTGGCAACATAAATGCTAAAGGCCATGGCGCTCCACCAAGAAACACCAACGCTGTAAAGCATGGATTATTCTCTAAGTTCCTTCCAGACGAAACATTAGAGATAGTAAGTCAGATGAGTGAGGTCTCACCTGCTGATATTCTTTGGATGAACATAGAATTACAGTTTGCTTCTATCATGAGAGCACAACAGATCATGTTTGTTGAATCAAAAGAAGAAATGATTAAGGAAATCAAGAAAGAAAAAGAAAGCTGGGGAGATACTTCAAGCAGTTCTGAAACCGAATGGGAATTCCAATTTGCTTGGGATCGTCAGGCTACCTTTTTAAATTCTCAAAGCAGAGCTATGGGAGAGCTAAGAGGGATGCTCAAGCAGTTTAATGAAATGGTTCATGAGGATGATGAAAGAATGCTGCAGGCTGAAAGAATGAAAGCGACTCTTGATAAGACTAAGAAAGAGACTGAGTTTATTGAAGAGCGCACTAAGCTTATTAAAGGCACTAAGAAAGATACCAGTCTTCTTGAAGCACTTATTCAAGCTAGGAAGGGTGAGGAATAATGTCTATCACCTTTTCGCCTAAGCAGCTGCAGATTATTCAAGCTCCTTATGATCACACTTTGGAAGTAAATGAGGGCACACCCCGGTCATCTAAAACAACTGCCGGTGTTTTTCGTTATGCTGACTATTTAGCTACTTCCCGGGATCAGAACCATTTGGTAGTGGCTTATAATCAAGAGCAGGCGTTCAGGCTCTTCATGGAGTGTGATGGTTTTGGTCTGATTCATATCTTTGGAGACTTGGGACAGATCAAGCATGACGAGCACGGGGATCATTTAGAAGTTCATACTCCAAATGGAGTGAAGAAGGTTTACTACAAAGGAGGGGGCAAGGTTGATAGCAAAAAGGCAATTACTGGGATGTCATTAGGATCCGTAGCCTTTTGTGAGATTGACTTGCTTCATCTGGATATGATCCAGGAATGTTTCAGGCGTACCTTTGCAGCTAAAGACCGTTATCACTTGGCTGATCTTAACCCTCCAGCTCCAAACCATCCTGTTATCAAGGAAGTGTTTGAGGTACAAAAAACACGCTGGACTCACTGGACCATAGACGACAACCCAATAATCACAGAAGAACGTAAACAAGAGATTTATGAAACCTTAAAGAAGAATCCTTATCTCTTTCAAAGAGACTGGGAAGGTAAACGAGTCATTCCTTCTGGTGTGATCTACAGCGTCTTTGACATGGACAAGAACATAAAGCCAAAGCTAGAAGGTCAAAAGATTGAGATGTACTTCTCTGGTGACGGAGGGCAAAGCGATGCAACAAGCGTGGCCTGCAATATTGTAACCAAACATACCGGAAAGAAACGATCATTTGAATTTAAACTCAATAGAGTAGCCCATTACTTTCACAGTGGTACTGATACAGGACAGGCCAAGGCAATGAGTGTTTACGCCAAGGAGATTAAAGAGTTTATCTTCTGGTGCCAGGAAACATATAACATGGTTCGTTCTGAAGTCTTTATAGACCCTGCCTGTAAATCACTTAGAGAAGAGCTCCACCTATTAGGGATCCAAACAAGACCAGCTGACAACAACAACAAAGACATAAAAGGATCATCAAAAGGAATTGAAGTTGGGATTGAAAGGCTACAAAGTGCAATGACTAATGAGCAATTCCTTCTAATTGAGCAGCCAAATGATGATTATGACCATTACAACTTTATAAAAGAGGTTGGGATGTACATTAGGGACGACAACGGAAAGCCAGTTGATGACAATAACCACGCTATGGATGAAGCCAGGTACGGCAACAACTATTTCTATAAGCGATATGTCCTATAAGGTGGTGAAAACATGTTCAAAAACATCATGCAAAAGATTAGGGAGGTGATGTATCGAATGGGACTGATATCAAGCCTGGGTAAAGTGACACAGCGAAAAGAATCTATAGCAACTGACGAGTTTTATAACTATATAAGCATGTGGATGGCCCTCTATAAAGCTACTATAAAGAGTGGCATGACATTACCTATAAAACTGTTAACGGCCAAAAGAAACGCCGAATGAAATCCATGAAGATGCCTAAAGTGGTTTCTCAAGAAATGGCCAACCTGGTCTTTAATGAAAAATGCTCTATTTCCATTGGTAAAGAAGAGGAAGGCCAAAATGCTGACGAATTCCAAGAGAAGGTTTTGGATGTCTTAGAGAAAAATGCCTTTTATCAAAACTTCCAGAACTACTTAGAGTACATGTTTGCTATGGGTGGCATGTTCATCAAGGTCTATGTACAGGATCAACAAATAAAACTCTCTTATGTAACAGCAGACTGTTTTATTCCTATTGCTTACAACGGCAAAGAAATTACTGAAGGTATCTTTGTCAATGAATCGAGAAAAGGAGATAAATACTACACACTGCTTGAATGGCATGAATGGGATGGAGAAATCTACACCATTCATAATGAGCTCTATATGAGTGAAACAAAGGGTGAGGTAGGAATTAAAGTTCCCCTGGAAACTCTTTACCCAGAACTTGAGGAAAATGTGAGCATCACAGGCCTAAAGCGTTCCTTGTTTGTTGGATTTAAGCCTAACATAGCTAACAACATTGACATGAGTAGCAACCTTGGGGTTTCAATTTATGCTGATGCCTTGGATACAATGCATTCACTGGATGTTGCCTTTGATTCATTTGAAAGAGAATTTAGATTAGGGAAGAAAAGAATCACTGTTCCTACTTCTGCAATTAAAACAGTAGTTGATCCACAGACTGGTCACATGCACAGATACTTTGATGCTGACGATGAAGTCTATGAAGCATTCCACTTTGATAACGATGATACCGGGATCCAAGAGCACTCCTTAGACTTAAGAGTCGAAGAGCATATTTCTGCTATCAACAGCCTTTTGAATATCCAGGCTATGCAGACAGGATTCTCAGCAGGGGCTTTTACTTTTGATTCAGAAGGATTAAAGACTGCAACTGAAGTTGTCAGTGAGAATTCTAAAACCTATAGGACTAGATCAGGCCATATCACAATCATTGAAGAGGGATTAAAAGACCTTGTAGATGTGATTGCAGATGTGGCCTCTTTATATGGCATTTTTAGCCCGCCTGAAGGCATTGAGACAAAGGTAAACTTTGATGATTCCATTGCAGAGGATAGAGATACCAATGCAAAGCACTGGATCATGCTTGTTAATGCTGAGGTTGCTTCTAAACTTCAAGCCATTCAAAAGATTCATAAGGTGACTGAAGAAGACGCTCAGTCTATTCTTGAACAGATAAGTAAGGAAAAAGAGAGGGAGCAGCCACCCGATGACTATGATTTATTCCGTGGTGGTGGTGAGTAATGGTCAACAAAGAACGTCTGGAGCAACTCTCAAGTCCTGTGATTGAGATTTATAATGCAATGGAAGCTGATATGCTTGAAAACATTGCTAAAAGGTTGGCTGATGATAAGAGCCTCCTAGATAGTAATGTCACAGAGTGGCAGTTCCAAAAGCTCAACCAATTGAATGGCCTTAACAATGAAAATCTGCGCCTCGTAGCAAGACAAAGCGGTGTTTCTGAGAGGGAGATTAAGGAAGCATTAAGAAAAGCCGGATTTGAAGGAATAGAGGGCAATGAAGAGTACATGGAGGAAGCACTTAAAAATGGTGTGGATCTTACTCAGCCTCCTCCACTTGCAGAAGATAACGCTATATTGGATATTTTAAGAGCTTATCAAGACCAGGCAGAAGATACGTTGAACTTAGTGAACTCCACGATTCTGGACAGCTCTGAACAAGCTTATAGGAATATAGTTAATCGTTCTGTAGCTGAGTCACTAACTGGAGTCAAATCTTCTGAGCAAACAATTAGAGACAGTGTAAGGCATTATCCCGGGAAGGACTGCCGGCTTTACGAAAAAACGGTAGGAATTATTCTCCAGAGGGTTATGTGAGGATGCTTACAAGAACGCTCTCAAATAATGTGACAAATGAGATGCAAGAACAGCGCTTTGAAGAATGGGGTTGTAACTTAGTTGAAGTCTCGAGTCACGCAGGAGCTAGACCAAAGTGCGCACCCTATCAAGGTAAGATTTATAGTCGTAGTGGTGGGAATAGTCGCTTTCCTAACCTAGGATCAACAAGCTGGGGAGAACCAGACGGGTTATTCGGTATTAACTGTCACCACGTTAAATATCCGTACTTTCCCGGCTACTCTAAGAAACGATATCAACCGGTCTCTCAGAAAAAGAATGATAGAGCTTATGAAAATAGCCAGAAACAGCGAAAGATTGAGCGTGATATTCGTAAAGCAAAGACGGAAAAGCGCATGATGGAAGCTGCTAAAGATGAGGTAGGGATTGCAGCCGCTAATCAAAAGATTAGAGATAAGCAGGAACAAATGAGGAACTTTATTAAAGAAACTGGCCGAACGAGAAGAAGGGCAAATGAACAACTCTACTAGGAGGTGAGGACTTGGAGAAGAAACTTAAGCAATTAAATAAAACACTTTCTGAAATCAGTCGCTCTCTTAAAAGTATAGAGCGTAACCTTAACAAGGAAGAAAAAGAACCTAAGGAATGTTGTCTTGGTGTCGACGTAGTAGATATAGACGGATCTGAAGTAACATGGGCAAGTAAAGGAAATCTATAAGAGCTTAGCACTTAATGATGCTAGGCATTTTTTTATGCCCGTTATCTGTAGTGGGCCCTAAACAAAACAGAAGGACAATCACCCGAATTAGGGAGGAAATCAATATGTTTATTCCACAAAAAATCAAGCCTATTATACCTATGCGCCTTCAATATTTTGGAGGAGAAGAACCGCCAGAGGGCGGAGGAACAGAACCACCAGCTGGTGGAGAAAGCAAACAGCAAACGCAAGAACCAAATACTCCACCTGGTGGAGGGGAAGAAAAAACATTCAAACAAGAAGATGTTAATAATGTCGTTGCCAAAGAGACTAAAAAGGCACAAGAAAAGCTTCTAAAACAGCTTGGCATTGAGGACTTTGAAAATGCCAAGGAAGGCATGCAGAAGTTTAAAGAATGGCAAGATTCACAGAAAACAGAATCAGAGAAGCAACAGGAACGGTTAACTAATTTAGAGACAAGCTACAACACTACTAGCGAAGAAAATACTTCCTTAAAGCTCAAATTAGTGCCATGAAGAATGGTGTGAATGCTGACTCTGTTGAAGACGTTGTGACCCTTGCAAAGGGGATGGTGAATGATGAAGTCACCATGGATGATGCAATTACAAAAGTTATAGAGAAGTACCACATTTTAAAGGGGATCCGCAGGAAGAGAAAAAGCCTGCCTTTACAAATGGGAGCATAAGAAACAGTCAGTTACTGATTTAGATCACTGGAAACAAGCATTTAAATAAAATCCTGGAGGAAGATTACTATGACAAAACCAATGATTAAAATGAACTTGCAGCACTTTTCAGCAGGTCCCCTAAACTATGCAGAATTATATTCTCAAGCCCTGGAGCAAAAGTTCTCCCAAGGGTTATTTTTTACGGCTTTATACAACACTTCAAACAATTCTCGTATTCGCTGGGTGAACTCTAAGACTATTCAGATTCCGCGCATTGACGTCACTGGAATGGTGGATGTTAATCGTGATGAAGTTGGCGGATTCTCTCGTCAGGTAGAAAACGATTGGGAGCCTAAGAGCCTTGGTCATGATCGTGAATTCCGTACCCTGGTGGATCCGGTAGACGTGGATGAAACAAACATGGCTACTACCATTGCTAACATAACTAATGTCTTTAACGATGAGCAAAAGATTCCCGAAATGGATAAGTACATGGCTTCTAAGTTGTATTCAGAGTATCAGGAGTACGGTGGGGAAGCTGATAGAACTCAAGTTACAGTTTCAAATGCTTTGCAGATCTTTGATGAACTTATGGAAGAAATGGATGAAGCTGAAGTACCGCAAGAAGGAAGAATTTTATACGTTACACCGCCGGTCTATACTGCTCTTAAAAATGCAGAAAAAATTGATAGAAGCATCCAGGTAACAAACAATAATGGGTCTGTAAATCGCGGTGTTCGGTCTCTTGATGAGGTAAATGTCGTTAGAGTGCCATCTTCTCGTATGAAGACAGTTTATGACTTTACCAGAGGCGCTGTTGCTGATCCGTCTGCTGTTCAGATCAACATGATCTTGATTCACCCAAGAGCAATTATTGCTCCTCAGAAATATGACTTTGTTAATCTACAAGAGCCTTCAGCTGTTACTGGTGGTAAATATCTTTATTACGAGCGTAAATATTGGGATGTCTTTGCTATTGAACGAAAGGTTCCTGGTATGGCATTTAACGTGGAAGCTAGTGAGTAGAGGGAGCTACTAAAGGGCTCTCTCTTTTTATTTAAACAACTATAAAGGAGGCTAATCATGCCAAAAGTAAAAAAGGGGAACCGTACCCTTAAAGTATCTGACACATCTGTGGAGAATTACTTGAAACAGGGATACGACCAAATAGATGAAAAAGGTAAGATAGTTAAACGTGCAACAGGCGGAAAAACCATTGCCGCTGAAGAGTATAACAAGCTTTTAGATAAGCTAAATACATCTGAAGAAGAACAGTTTAAGTTAGAGGAAGACAATAAGAAGCTAAAAGCTGAGATTGCTAAGCTGAAGAAATAAAGGGGGCTAAATGATGCCTGCCTATATCGATAAAGATTACTACATTGAAGAATTTAAAGGTGCTTCCGTAGACGATGAAAAGGAATTGGAACGTATGATCAGAAGAGCTTCCGATATCATTGATCAAGTGACGGGCTACAAAGTTGCTAAGCAAGGAATTGAGAAACTCATACCTTTCCAGCAAGACCAAGTAAAAAAGGCTACAGCTGCACAAGTAGAATTTTTTGAATTGGAAGGCGGAGTGGAAGTTTCTACAGTGGGCGATTCTTTAAACAATGTGAATATAGGGAATTTCTCTTATGGAAAAGGAACACAAAATAATAGCGAGCGCTCAAAACAGAATGTAGTTTCGCAGGCGGTGATCCAGTATCTTAAGCCTACCGGCTTGCTTTATAGCGGCGTTTCAACTGTGGGTGATTATTATGCCTAAAGTCAGGCCAATTCCAAAGCGCCTCTTAATTCATTCAGTTAAGTATCAAGAACAGGGTGAAAGTGATGGATGGGACACTCAACCTGGTGAAGAATATACCATTGATAATGTCAGGGTCGAACCTGCCACCAGCTTTAACAGGGCAGCTAATCGAGAAGAAATAAGGGCTGAGCATATCTTATTTATTGATCGGAAACACTCATCTTACTTCCCTGATGCCAAAGAGCAGGATCATGTGACTTTTCAAGGGAAAGAGTTGAAGGTAGTTAAGGTAAATCCTCAATATGCTTTCGGTCCTGATCCACATCATTTGGAATTGGAGCTTGGGTAAATGATTAATTTTAAGACCACGTTACAGGTTGGGGGAATAGCGAAATTGATTAAAACATCTATTGAGGGTGGCCAAAAAGAATTAGATTCCCAAGTATTAAAGGACAGTAACTTTTATGCTCCACATGACCAAGGGGACTTAATTGAAAGTGGTGTTCGTAATTCAAAGCCAGGGGATGGAAAAATTATGTGGTCAACCCCCTATTCTAGAAGGTTGTATTACAACCCACAGTACAATTTCAGCAAAGATAGAAACCCAAATGCTTCAGGTCTGTGGTTTGAGAATGCCAAGTCTATGCATTTACCAAGTTGGCTTAAAATATCTCAGGATGCTATTAGAAGAGGGTTGTAGGAGGAGCATAGATGGACTTTTTAAATAGTGTTAAACAATATATAGAGCAAAAGATAAATTTATTTGGTGCTCCCATCGAAGTTGGCACCCTTTCTGCAGGGAACAGTGTAGCAATCAGACCGACTCCAGCAACCCCTCCTACAAAATATTTAACTGGAGGAAGAAATTATACCTACCAGTTTCAAATCCTAGTGCAGCACTCTGAGAATAGACTAGCTCATGATACATGCCAAGCCATTGAAAACTTAATTGATGGATTAACAAATGGAGCCATTAACTCAAGTGATGGCTCTTTTGTATTTAATTACTCAGATGTCTACACCACAACAAATTGGGTGGAAAGAACAAACGACGGTCCGATTTATACAGCCATTTTTCAGGCTGATCTTTATATTAAAAAGGAGGAATAGAAGATGGGAAAGTTTTATTTGCCGCTAAATTTGCAGCATTTTGCAGAGCAAGAAGAGGGTTTACTAGTACAGTCAAAGCACCGATTTGAAATTAATACTACGCCGGGTGAATCAGAGGCAACTTATGTCCGACTAGCAAAAGGGTTTAACTCTTTTGATCCTAATACAAATGAGGATGTGGATCAGGACCATTACTTGGATGGGGAAGGGTTTGCTACCTCTACAGTACTGGGAGCGCAACTCACTTTGTCCTTTTCTGGCCATCGTTACTTTGGTGACGAGGCTCAAGATTGGATTTACTCAAAGGCCATGTCAGTAGGAAATGATCGGGAAACGACTTTTAGGTGGACGCTGCCAAGTGGAGAAGTCTTTGAGGGCCCTATTACACTTGCTGAAATCACTGGACCAAGTGGGGATGCGAATGCTAAAGGAGAAATTTCTGTTGATATCCACTTTAACGGTAAGCCAGAATACACAGCTGCATAATTGATGAGAGGGCGTTAGCTCTCTCTTTTTTATTTATTTTAGGAGGCGATTAGAATGGCTAGAATTCAAATAGATTTAGATTTACCTTATGACGAGTTTGAGATTGCAGAGAAAGAATACCATGTTTACTTTGATGATAACAGCTTGGAGAAATATGAAAAAGAACTGGAGATATTGCATGCAGAGTGGAAGAAGAAAAAGGATCTTTCTAAATTGAATGCTAAGCAAAAAGAAGAATATAAGAAAGAACAAATGAAGAAAGTGGCTCGATTTATTGAAGCGTTCTTTGGTGAGGGGACCTTTGAAGAAATTTACGAGGCTACAGGGAAGTCAATGATTAACTTAGTTGCTGTAGTAGAAGCAGTATCTGATTGGCTAACAAAAAAATTAGGCAAAATCAAAATGGACCAAAAAGAATACTACACAAAGTAGTGATGACGCATGAAACTGACTGACCGTTTTGATGACAGGATAATATTCAAAGGGGATGTTCTTCACCTTGATATGGCCTTTGATAAAGTGCTTAGGTCATTTGAATTATGGGATGATGATAAGTTTACTGAGGTCGAGAAAATAGAAATATTTTTAGAAATGTTTGTCACAGAAAAAGAGAAAGTTAAAGGATTAGCTTACAAAGAAAAAGTGACTCTCTTTAACGAGGTTTTTGGTTCTTTTATTCTCAATGCCTCAGATAAGAAAGAACAAAGTAATCAAGGAGAAATATCTACTATACCTAACAAAAAAATATATGACATCAACAAGGACGCAGAGTATATCTATGCGTCTTTTTTATTTGACTACAATATCGATCTTTTTGAACAACAAGGAAAGTTACATTGGCGAAAGTTTCAAGCACTTCTTTCTAACTTGAGTGATAAAACCAAGTTCAAACAGGTTGTCTCCATACGAAAAGAAGAGATTCCGACCCAAACAAAATACAACCAGAAGGAACGGGAACGCTTGATTGAATTAAAGAGGATTTATCGCCTGGAAGGGGCTGAAACCATTCAAGAAATTGACGCTAAGTTTGATCATTTAGCTTCAATGCTTCGTCCATCGGGAGGTGAGAACAAATGAGTGACGGTCGTGTGGTCATAGATTCTTACCTTGACCCCAGTGGAGCTGAAGCAGGCTGGGCCCAGTTACAAGGGAAAATGGAATCAGGTGCACAGAAAGTCGGTAATATAGGGAAGACATTGACCCAAACTGTAACAGCACCGCTTGTAGCAGCAGGTACCGCGGCTTTTAAATTTAGCATGGATCAAGAAACTGCTTTTGCTAAGGTTTCTACTTTGTTAACTGGATCAGAGTCAGAAATGGAAGCCTACAAAAGAGCTATTAGAACAGCATCCAATGACATGGGAGTTTCATTTGATGAATACTCTGAAGCTGTTTACCAGTCTATTTCTGCAAATATTGACCAAGCAGAAGCAATAGGTTTTACGGAAAAAGCAGTAAGGTTAGCCAAAGGTGGTTTTACTGATACGGCTACTGCAGTTGATATCATGACTACTGCTATAAACGCGTATGGGTTAGAGGCGGAAGATGCTGACCATGTTACTGATGTTTTAATCAACACCCAGAACCAAGGTAAAACCACGGTTGACGAGCTAGCTGCTTCCATGGGGAAAGTTATCCCTGTAGCTGAAATGAACAACGTTTCATTAGAACAATTGTCCACTGGGTACGCTGTTTTAACGAGGAATGGTATTTCGACAGCTGAAGCAGGAACATATTTACGAGCCATGTTTGATGAACTTGGAAAATCAGGTTCAGATGTAGATGACATTCTACGTGAGAGAACAGGGAAATCATTTGCGGAATTACAAGCAGAAGGATATAACACAGCCGATGTTCTAGGAATTCTCCAAGAAGAAGCTGATGAGACTGGACTTACCGTAACTGATTTTTTCGGATCCACTCAAGCTGGAACAGCTGCCATGACTCTACTAAGCGGTGAGGGAAAAGAGTTTAACGAAATCCTTGAGTCGATGGGGGAAGCTACAGGTTCAACAGAAGCTGCCTTTGATAAGATGAATGAAACAGCTGAGCAAAAGCTTTTTAACGCTCTTAATAGAGTGAGGAATGTTTTAGCTGAGTTAGGAGATATCTTTCTTCCATTGGTAGCTGATGCAGCTGATTGGGCAAGCCAAGTGATAGAAGAATTATCAACTCGTTTTTTTACTCTAGATGAAGATACACAAAGAACGACTGTAGCGATTGCAGCCGCAGCAGCAGCAATTGGTCCTTTGTTGATGACTGTCCCTCTTCTTGCTAAAGCTGTAGGATTATTAGGGACAGGTTTTAGTATGCTCTTTTCTCCTATAGGAACGGTGGTTAGGGTAGTGGCTTCGTTAGCAACTGGAGCAACTACTTAGTGGCGTTTTGGCAGCCCTAACAGGCCCAATAGGTTTAGTGGTTGTGGCAGTCGCAGGTCTTATTGCCATAGGTGTTCAACTGTATCGAAACTGGGACACCATGAAAGAACGTTTTGAGATTGCCTTTAGCGCTTTTCAACCACTGATCGAGACAACAAAGGCTGCGTTTCAAAATTTACTTGATTCGCTTAACCCAATATGGGATAGCTTGAAGCAACTATTTGAAAGTATACTTCCTATCCTTACTGCGGTTGGAGTGATTGTGGTAAGTGTGGTTGTTTCTGCATTTGGGCTGGCTATTTCAATTTTTAATGCAACCGTTTCAGCCATAGGCCCTCTCATTAATGCGTTTGTAAACATGGTCGATTTTGTAGTCAATGTTTTCATGGTGATTATCTCAATTATCACCTTAGACTTTGCCAGTGCTCTAGAATACTGGGAAAGAGCTACAGAAAATGCCATCCAGTTCTTCCTCAGTTTATGGGATGGGTCGTGAACTTCTTTTCGACTTTCATCAACACCATTGTTGACTTCTTTTACGGACTGTATATGACACTGGTAGGTAATTCAATCATACCTGACATGGTAAATGCCATAGTTCAATGGTTTAGGGACATGTGGACTTGGTTGGTTGAGCTCGTTCAAAACATAGTTAACGGAGTACGTGAGCGATTCCAAAACATGGCTGAAGCAGTGCAGACACAGGTTCAGCGAATGAGAGAGCGGATTACTCAAGTGTGGACAGCAATTCGAGTCTTTTTCAGTGAAATCCTTTCAAATATTATTTCCAATGTGCGTGAACGGTTTCAAAATATGGTTGAAACCATTCAAACACGGGCTCAAAATTCATATGATAGAATTCGGAAAATTTGGAGCTCGATCAAAAATTTCTTCACTCAAACCCTGTCTGAAATTCTCAGTAATTTGCGCCAAAGATTTCAAGATATGGTCAACTCAGTCCGTGATCGGCTAAATGATGCGAAAAATCGGGTTAACCAAATTTGGAGTGAAATAAAATCCTTCTTCACTCAAACTCTTTCTAATATACTCAACAACCTACGTCAGCGCTTCCAAGACATGGCTAACTCTGTTCGAGATCGGACCAACGATGCCAAATCACGTATCACTGAAATTTGGAGCGAAATAAAATCGTTTTTTACTGAAACCCTATCTGATCTGTGGAACACGGTGAGGGAAAAGTTTCAAGACATAGTTGACTCTGTACGCGATCGGATGAACGACGTAAAGGACACAGCTATTGATATTTGGAATGAAGTTCAATCCTTTTTGAGGGGATTGATCTTTATCAAATAGGCAGAGATATTATTCAAGGGTTGTGGCGTGGTATAAGCGGTATGGCCGGCACGTTAAAGAGAAACGTTTCTAAATTCATAGACGATAATATCCCTGGTCCAGTCAAAAAAGTACTAGGCATAAACTCTCCCAGTAAGCTGATGGAAGAGGAAGTCGGGGAACCTGTGGGTGAAGGTACTGAAATAGGGATAGATAACAAGTACAAAGATATAGCAGCTGCTGCTAAGAGAATGGCTTCTGCAGCTATCCCTAAAATAGAAGAGCCAGCTATTCCAGCTTTTGCTGTTGCTGGTCCTCCTACTAATGATCAGGGTACGAATGAACCTCATAATTATCGCAACAACAGAGAACAACCAGTAACAGCGATTTTCCAAATAAATGATCGAGAATTTGCTAGAGCAACAGCCTATGCAAGTGAAGAAGAAAAGCAAAGAAGAGAAAAATTAGAGAGTAGAGCAGGTGGTGATTTCTAATGATCAAGTTTAACAATCATAATTTATTAGATATATTTGATAAGATCAAAGCGATTCGCCGGGATGTCCTGCCTCCTCGAACCATGAAAACTCTTGAAGTACCAAATCGGGATGGGTCACACCTTTTCAGTGTAAGAAATGAATCTCGTTTTGTTGAAGTTGATGTAATGATTAAAGACAAAACCTTCGAGAAATTGAGGGATCGTTTAGAAGTGGCAGCTGGTAAGCTTAGAACTGAGAAGGTCGCCCCTTTAGAAATCTTTGATGAACCAAATCGTTTACGTTATGCCATTTTAGTGGATCAGACGCCTATTGATGAGATTAATAAGCAAGGGAAAATTACTCTCGTGTTCTTTATGCCGGATCCAGTCAAGTTTGGAGAGCAGAAGAGTATAAGACTGGACCAAAAAGGCATGATGTCTAATCTTTTGGCTGAGAGTCAGGGGCTATTACCATTATTAACAGTGGAACAGCTCCTGCCTTTCCTAAATATATTTGCACCTTTGATGAGCCGGCAACCTTTTTATCCTTAGTGACTCCAGATAAATATTTAATGCTTGGCTATCCCGTGGATGTTGATTCTATCCAGTTTGAGCCAGAAGAAATAGTTATGGATAATACCATGTCTACGTTGGTAGGGTGGACTGAAGGTGTTCAAGTGGACGGGGGAACAATTCAGGGGGAAATGGCTAGTGAAGGTTCTTCTTTTGTTGCAAAGGAATATGGGGATGGAAACAGGTGGCATGGGCCGGCAAGAAAAACAAGTCTACCAGAAGCCTCCAGGACTTTGAGATAGAAGCAGAAATCGAGTTATTAAACCGACAAGCTCAGGTAGGTCGAGTAGAAATTTATTTGCTGGATGTAAACAATGAAATGATAGGAAAAATGGCCATGAAAGATGCTTGGGCAAACACTACCCAAAATAGAGGAGAAATGAGGCTGGGGCCCTTTGATAATGATGAATACTTCATTGTTCACCCTGACTATGCCGGTGCATGGAATGACTTTAAAGGGATTTTACGACTAACAAGGGTAGGAAATCGCTGGAGAGCTTATATAGCAAAAGTTAATGAAGACGGAACACACCATGCTCGTCATACATCCCCTTATTATGTGGACTTAGAAGAAAAATACATGGATAGGCTAGCTCAAGTGCAAGTGCACTTGGGAACCTCTGGAGAGTATGAACCGGCGACAAAAAGAGTAAGTAGGATTAAAGTAAAAAAGATAAATCAACCTGGGTCACAAGAAATACCTTATATAGCCCATCCGGGTGACGTAATAGAAATTGATACTCATACACACAGAATTAATAAAAATGGTGAACCACAGCAATGGCTATGGGATCCGGCCGGTGATTGGATTCCTCTAAAACCCGGAAAAACAGAACTTGCTGTGCATCCGCAAACAGTAAGGGTCAAGGCATCATATCAAAGTAGGTGGTATTAATGATTTTAGTTCTAGATCGAAATAAAGTAATTCGTTCAGAGTTATCTAATGATGCTCCTGGAACAGCCGTTTACTTTGATGATGATCACCACAGCATGGAAAAAAACGGGTATGCCACATATGAATTTAGTTGTGTGGCTCATCACGAAGCCGTAGTTTACTTGGAGAATGAAGGATACGTCTCTATTAAAGATTCAGATGGAAGCAGGTTTGCTTTTTAAAGTAAAAGAAATAGAGAATGACCATAAAGATGGTCAAGCAATTAAACGGGTGTTTACAGAGAATGCTGCAGTAGGAGAGATTGGCACTGGTCGTGTCATTATGCCTTCTACTTTATCAGGAACAGTGGTTAATGCAGCGACTGATTATATATTAGATGGTACTGGGTGGGTCAGAGGCGTTACTGAATTTGCAGGCTCTAGAACCATTCATTTTGAAGAGCCTCAAAATGCCTTGAAAGCACTCCATCACATGAAAAGTATATTTGGTTTGAAGGTGAGATTCCGGGTTCAATTTATAGGTTCTAGAGTGGCGTACCAACTAGTTGATCTTGTCCAATCGCTGGGTGAAGAAACAGGTCAAGTGGTTGAGTTAGGCCATGATTTGAAAGGAATAAGAAGAATTGAAAATACACAAAACCTTTACACTGCCCTTTATGGTTATGCTACGGATAATGATGGGGAGATAATTACATTTGAAAGTGTAGAATGGCGTGTGTCTCGTGGTGATCCAGTTGATAAACCAATAGGGCAGGCTTGGGTGGGGGATCCTGATGCCCTCCAAAGGTGGAAAGATGACGGTAAGCATATCTTTGGAGAGTTTTCCATTGAGTCTGAAGAAGAGGAACAATCTAATCAGCTAGAAGAAATCACTCCTGAAGAAGTACTGCAGCAAACATGGGATGAACTGCAAGATAGAATTAATGCAGTCATCACATATGAAGTTGAATCCTCATTTTTAGAAAAGCTACCAGGCTATGATCATATGAGGAGAAAAATAGGAGATGCGTTGATTATTAAAGACACTTCTTTCTCGCCACCTTTAACTTTAGAAGCTCGTATTATAGAGTTGCATAGATCACAGACAGATGCAAAACAAGGTCAGCATGTCTTTGGCGATTATAGAGAAGTCTTTTTACACCAGCCTCCTTTTATAAAACGAATACAAGACCGTTTACGACGGCAAGGAAACTTAATTAGCGGTAAAGCAACTGTTCATCAGGGGCCTGAACCACCTGAAGATAAAAGTAAACTTTGGATGGATACCTCTAGAAGGCCTCATATCTGGAAGCGGTGGGATGAGGAAACAGGAGAATGGGTAAAGGCAACTCCTACACAAGCTTTTGAAGTGGACGCTTATAATAGAAATGAAGTGGATGACCGGACTTCTCAAGCCAAACAGGATGCGATGACCTATGCTGAAGAAATTCTTTATGCAGCTGAACTTGAAATTGATTATGCCTTAGGAGACTTGGGACAAACACAGCAAGATATTATAGCAACAGTAGAAAGTTTAGAAACAGCCCAGGGAAATATCTCCTCTGCTGTTAGTGATTTAGAAAGTGCTCAATCAAGTATAGAAAATACTATCTCAAACATTGAACAGGCACAAAGCTCTTTAGAACAAACCGTACAAAACGGTAAGGAAATTTGGGATAAAGCGGATAACTTTAACCCTGATGGCACTCTAGACACAAGTAAGCTAGAGGGAAAAGTGGATATAGAACAGCTTACCGTGGGCACTCTGTTAGGTTATACCTTTGAGAGTGGATTGATCAGGTCCACTACCTTGGAATCTGTAGATGGTACGTTTACCGGTTCGTTAAGTGCAGCTACAGGAACATTTTCAGGTCAACTTTTAGCGGCTAGTGGTACGTTTACTGGTGATTTAGAAGCTTCAGGAGGCACTTTTGCTGGTACATTACAAGCTGTTGATGGGGAATTCACAGGAGAACTAAAAGCTGCAACAGGCACTTTTACCGGAGAATTACAAGCTGCGAATGGTGTCTTCACTGGAAATTTGGAGGCAGCTGGAGGTACTTTTGCTGGTAAGCTTCAGGCAGTGGATGGTGATTTTACTGGAACTCTTCAAGGCGTGAATGGCACCTTTGTAGGGGAGTTGATAGCTGCAAGTGGCACATTTACTGGTGAGCTAGTAGCAGCCAGTGGTACGTTCGCTGGTACTCTTGAAGGGGCCACGATTAAAACAAGTCGCTTTGAATCTTTGGAAGGGGATGAAATTTATTTTGGTTCGAGGGATGCATGGGAAGGACGTATCGATTGGACAGGGAGCCGACTGAGATTTCAACGTTCTCCTGAGAACTATATTAGCATTAGTGATTACGGGGAATTTGCAGTATGGACCCATGGGTCTCGCTTTGCTCGTTTTGAACCTGTTGATCAAGACGGTTATACTCACGGTTTAATGAGATTAGGTGCAGCCACTTTAAAAGGATTAGGCTCCCAAGATGGGATTCAATCAAGAAACTGGAACGATGACGGTTATGCTGGCTTTACCGCTTCTCATTACAATGTCCACAACGGATATATTCAGATGTTTAACAACAAAACTATTCGTGGATATAATAGCGGGCATTTGGAACTGGAAAATGACGGTGGATTGATTCAGATCCGTCCTAGGCTGATGAGATTTTATCTTGATGCTACCAGTCAGTACGCGACACTATATAATCCAGAGCAAAATCACATCCAAATGAACCTAGCCAATAATGGGATTAAAGGTTTGGACAGTACCCACGGTGTGCAGGTGAGGAATGTGGGGGATACATCTTTCAGGGCCATTACAGCTAGTGCTTTCAATGAAGGGTCTCGTAGGGAATTTAAAGAGAATATCGCATTCTTTGATGACAACGCTCTTGATATGATTTTGAACTTACCAATTTACTCTTATGACATGATTGATAGTGAAGAAGATAGAAAGATCGGGCCTTTGTTCGAACAAAGTCCATATTGTATTAAACAAATGGGAAATAGCATCCACCAGCAATCTTATACGAGCTTGGCCATCAAGGGAATACAAGAGCAACAAGAGGCCATTGATTGGTATTTAGATCTTATAGTTAATCTTACGGAAAGAATTGAGGCATTAGAGGAGGCAGCTTGAAATGGAAAAGATAAATATGAGTTATGCTATGGGAGCTCTAAGCACCGACATAACCAGGCTTTCAGAAGAAAAGGCTATGGCCGTTGCTGGCCAGATGACAATGCAAGAAGAAATAAAAAAGCTGGTCTTGGAAAACGACGAAACTAAAAGGAAAAACTAAAAAAAGTTTGAAAATGAAAGAAAAAAGAAAATAAAAACACACAAGCCGAACCTAAAAAGAAATAGGTTCTTTTTTATACGAAAAAGGGGGAAAAACAATGGCTTTTGAATTACCTAAAGATAGACAGGGTTGGTCTACACCAGTAAGGGATAATCCTCAAGACAGTGGAGATCCCAAAAAGAATTTCCATTCACCAGTAATTATATACGGCCCTGATGGGGTAACACCTATAAGCTCTGAAAATCGCTTGCCGGTGGAAGTAAAGAATGATGAAAATGACCCACTATATATGAAACTAACAGACAGAAGAGTTGAAGAAGTAGTGCCTTTTAAAAGAGAGATTAGAAAAGAAAACACGGATTCTTCAAGTTTGTTAACACCTGCAGGAGTCACTGGTGCCATTATTGAACATATTGTCTATGGGGTAACAGGGACTTTTGACGAAAACGAGGGACACAGTTTAAGGTGCACTCTGTCAGGTAGTAGATCGCTTATAGACACTTTTTTAGATGTGGTAACACACCGAAAAAGTGTAAATTCAGGAAATGATCACACTACTGTTATGATAAACCCTAATTTGGAACAAGATTTAGAAGCCGAGAAAGTAATACCAGCAGGAAGGTTATACAGGGTGAATGCTTTGCCTGGTCCTAGGCTAAGGTTACAAATACGAATTAACGGAACATTTGAAGAAAATGAGGGTTTAGACAGTGAGGTGAAAATTACATGGCTATTCTAAATTTTGGAAGGTTGGCCGCGGAAGGAAAGACAGTCATTTATAAAGAAACAAAAACTAACGAACAGCCAGAGGGTTGGGAGTACTGGGGAAAACGTACAACAACTGATGAAGTGCTTTTTGTGTGGCGAAAAATTGTTCCTTTTGAAGAGGCAGAGCAGTATGACTTGAATAATGAAAGACTTAAGCTTAAGTTAAGCTAGGACAAGAACTATTTATTCTCGTCCAAAGCATTTTTTAACTCTGCTACATGTGTTACTAACTTCTCTCGATTTGTTAAATAAGAGCCTATTTTATCAGGGAAGTTCTCCTCACTTCTAATGGTATTTAATAATTCAAAGTCTTCATCTTTTAAGGTTGGATAAGCTTTTTTTTAAAATTTCTATATCACAGCCAGTGATTATTCCGTAAAATAGGGGGATGTAATATTTATAATCTAATATGCCAAATTTCTCTAAGAACCTTTCTTCAATGAGGGTATCTAAATATGAAGAGGATTTGGTGAGTTTTAAATAGGTATTAAATGTTTGGTCAAGAAGATCTATTTCTTTTTTAAATCGACCCTCTCCTATATTATGAATCCAGTAATTTATTGGATGACTTCTTATAAGTTCTATTGCCTTAATAATGTTCGTAGGTAAAAACTCACTACCTGATTTAGCAAGCAATAAAGCATCCGATGAATCAAGAATTAAACGTAGTTCGAGAAAAAACTTACTGGCCTCGTATTCCAACTGATTTTTGGATTTGTTTTTTATTGTTTTTATTTTGTAACCAAGACACAA